AAAAAAAATCACAAGCAAACTTAATAGAAGATTTAGCACCTGGTCCATTACGTGATCAGTATTTAAATGATTTCGATCCAACACAAGAAACTTACGAAGAGTATAAAAGAAGAAAATCTATTCCAATGGAAGATAGACCATTTAATATGGCTGAAGGTGGTCGTATGGGATATGGTAAGGGAGCTTTGGTTACTACGGTAAAAGATCTTTTAAGTAAAATACAACCGTACAAAGGTTCAACTAAAATAGGTGAGTCTACAAAAAAAATAAATAGAGAACCCGAAAAAGCTTTTATGAAAGCTTTTTTAGATTTTGCAAATGAAAAATTTAAAGGAAATTTTTCTGCAGCTGCTAATGCCATAGGTGAAAGCAGAGAAAAAATAAAAGGTATTTTTGATAGAGTTAGATTATCTGAAACAGGTACACGTGCGGGTGCTGATGTTGGAAGAAAAGCAAGAGTCTTAGAAATAGGTGAAGATTTTATACCTTATTCTGAAACAACAACTAAAGTAAATTACGATAAAAATTATTTAAAAAATTTAATTTCTGATGTCAAATCTGATTACTATACAGCAGATGAAATTGCTAAAATATTTAAGATAGGTATACCTGGTGGAACTCCTCAACAACAAAAACAGCAAATAGATGCACTTACTCAATTAATGAAAAAATTAGAAGTTAAGAATAAAGCACTAGATGCTAATGTAGGAGGAATGAAGTCTTATAATTTAAAAGATGCAGCTAAAAAGATTACAGATAGATATTATGATCAAAAACAAGTATTTGGAGCTGGAACTGCTCAAGCTGAAAGAACAGCCGCAGAAAAAGCACTTGATGAAGATCTATATGGAAAAGTATTACCTAACATAAAAAGTCGATTAAGAAATGTTAGTAAAGAAGAAGATATTTATTCTTCTTTTAAAACGGAAGGTGGTCAAGCGATTCCTGATGTAGGTCATCCTATTTCTATAAAAGAAACAAATAAATTTCCTAAATTATTTAAAGATTCAAACGTTAATAAAATTAATACTTTAACTTTTCAAGATCCTTATATTAATCAAACTATTTTATTGAAAGAAGGTTATGAAGGAGCACACAATAAATTGTTTAAAGAATTAAATAAATTTGTTGATAAAGAACTTACTTATAATGACATTAAAAAAATTAAAGAAATTAAAAAAGAAATGAATGCTTTGCACGATGACGCTGTTAAAAAAGTTTCTAACTTAGCAAAAGAAAATCCTTACTATAAAGGTCAAGAAAAAAATATACCAAGATTAGATATTAAAGTTCCAACTGTAGGTGAATCTTTTAAATCAAAAGATATTTACGTTAATATGAACAAAGTAAATCCAGCATCTAAAGTTGGTTACATAGATCAAATAAATCCAAATGCTAAAAAACTTTCTGATTTAACAGATGAACAAAGATTACAATATGAAGCAAATATTGCTGATCAATACAAAAATAATGTAGCTAATTATTATAGACAAATGAAATATCCTGAAGAACAAATAGAAGAATTAGTAGATGCTATTGAGATGGGTACTGATTCTACAAAAGCAGTTGTACCACAAGGTTTTGAAAAAGGTGGTTCTGCTAAACCTAAAGGTAAATTTGGTAAAGCTGCATCTGCCATTGCAAAAGGTGCAGGTAGATCTTTTGGAGTATATTTTTCTCCGTCTTATGTATTAGGTGATTACGCTTTTCAAGCAGCTAAAGGAAATTTAGATTTAAATGATCCAGAGAAAAGAATTGTTTTAGGATTAGAAGCAGCTTTTGCTCCTGAATTAGTTAAAGGAACTATTTATGCTACTAAAGGAATGAAGGACAGAGCTAAACAAAAATTAGTACAAAGAGTTTTAAATTTAGGGTTACCTACAATCAAAGCTTTAAAATATGCAAGAGCAATTTCACCAATAGGTACAGCTTCTTTGTTAGGTGAAGCTGCTTACTATGGATATAAAAATTTAAAAGAAGAAGCTAAGAGAAGAGAAGATCTTGGCGAAGAAGGAAGACTATTAGAAGATGCACAACAAACTTCTGAAGATGTGTATGGTGTTGGTGCAGCACAAGGTGGATTAATTCGTAAAAGTTTTAAAAATGGTGGACCAGAAGATCCTTCAAAAAGAAAATTTATGAAAGTAGGTTTAGGACTAGCTTCTCTACTTCCATTTGGTATTGGTAAGGCATTACAAAAACCTGCTGTTAAAGAAGGTATTATGAAAGTAGCTCCTGCGGCTGAACAAGGTTGGTCTTGGGTCAAAGATAATTTTTGGACAATTTATAATACAGTTAGTAAAAAAGCTAAAGACGTCACTAAATTAAGAGATGGAGATTTAAAAAAATATCAAGATGTAGAAGTCATTGACGGACCTGAATCAGTTAGAGTCAGATATAAAACAGATAATGGTAATACTGCAGAAACAGTTTACACTAAACCTTACAAAGAAGTAAATCCAGAAACAGGAGAAATTATTGATGTACCTGGCGAGTTCCAAGAATATCAAGATGTTTATAGACTAGGTGATGGAGAAGTTTATAAAGATTTTGAAGAAGAAATCATTGATTCAGTAGATAATGTTAAGAAAATATTTAAAGAAGACTAAATTAACTACAACAGTACCACCTAAATCAGGTCCTCTACCACAAGGCTTGAATATTAGCTATAATACTGTTAAAACAATCCATTCGGAGAAAATAAATGGCAGAGATAGACAAATCGTTACCAAACACAAAACAAGAACTTAATATTCCAGCTCAAGATGAAATTATTGAAGCTCAAGCTGAAGAACAAAAAGAAGTTACTGAATCTGGTGAACCAATTGAGATTACTGAAAATGAAGATGGTTCTGTTGATGTTAACTATGATCCTTCCCTTGCTTCTGTTGAAGGAGCTGAAAACCATTCAGCCAATTTAGCTGAACATTTACCTGAAGAAGTTTTAGGAAGATTAGGAAGTTCACTTTATCAAAATTATCAAGATTATAAAAATTCAAGAAAAGATTGGGAAAGAACTTATAGAGAAGGTTTAGATCTTTTAGGATTTAAATATGACAATCGTACAGAACCTTTTCAAGGTGCAAGTGGTGCAACTCACCCAGTATTAGCTGAAGCCGTTACACAATTTCAATCACTAGCTTACAAAGAATTATTACCAGCAGATGGTCCAGTTAGAACTCAAATTTTAGGTTTACCAACTCCAGAAAAAGAACAACAATCTCAAAGAGTAAAAGATTTTATGAATTATCAAATCATGGATCAGATGAAAGACTATGAACCAGATTTTGACCAAATGTTATTTTATTTACCTTTAGCAGGTTCATCATTTAAAAAAGTTTACTATGATGAAGTTGAACAACAAGCTGTTTCTAAGTTTGTTCCTGCAGATGATTTGATTGTTCCGTACACGGCTACCTCATTAGACGATGCGGAAGCAATCATGCATCGAATTCAAGTTTCTGAAAATGATTTAAGAAAAAAACAAGTTGCTGGTTTTTATAGAGACATAGAGTTAAAACCAGGAGTATCAAATGAATCTGAAGTAGAACAAAAAGAACGAGAACTAGAAGGTCAAACAAAAGGACAAGAAGAAGACGTTTTTACTATTTTAGAATGTCACGTTAATTTAGATTTAGAAGGTTTTGAAGATGTGGGGCCCGATGGTGAGCCAACAGGAATCAAATTGCCTTACGTTGTAACTTTAGAAGAAAATTCTAGAGAAGTTTTATCTATTAGAAGAAACTACGAACCTAACAATCCAAAAAGAACTAAGATTCAATACTTTGTACATTTCAAATTTTTACCAGGTTTAGGTTTTTACGGTTTTGGATTAATTCATATGATTGGTGGATTATCTAGAACAGCTACAACTGCATTAAGACAATTACTTGATGCTGGAACTTTATCTAACTTACCTGCTGGATTTAAACAACGAGGTATAAGAATTCGAGACGACGCACAGTCTATTCAACCTGGCGAATTTAGAGATGTCGACGCACCAGGTGGAAATATACGTGACGCATTTATGATGCTTCCTTTCAAAGAGCCGTCTCAAACACTCTTAGCACTAATGGGCGTCGTGGTACAAGCTGGTCAGCGTTTCGCATCTATAGCTGACCTTCAAGTAGGTGAGGGTAATCAACAAGCCGCAGTGGGCACGACAGTTGCGTTGCTTGAAAGAGGATCAAGAACAATGTCTGCGATTCACAAAAGAATCTATGCAGCATTAAAACAAGAATTTAAATTACTCGCTAGAGTATTTAAATTATATCTACCGCCAGAATATCCATATGATGTTGTTGGTGGCCAAAGACTCATCAAACAATCTGACTTTGATGACAGAGTAGATATATTGCCAGTTGCAGATCCAAATATTTTCTCACAAACACAGCGTATTTCATTAGCGCAATCGGAACTGCAATTGGCAGCTTCTAATCCTGCTATTCATAATCAATATGAAGTTTATAGAAATATGTATGAAGCGTTAGGTGTAAAAGATATTGATAAGATTTTAATTCGACCACAACCCCCAATGCCAAAGGACCCAGCATTAGAACACATTGACTCTCTTGCTGGGAAACCGTTCCAAGCGTTCCCTGGTCAAGATCATAGAGCACATATTACAGCTCACTTAAATTTTATGGCAACTAACATGGCCAGAAATGCACCTGTTGTTATGGCTGCATTAGAAAAAAATTGTTTTGAACACATTTCTTTAATGGCTCAAGAACAAGTTGAAGTAGAGTTTAGAAATGAAATGCAACAAGTTGCTATGATTCAACAAAATCCACAAGCAATGCAAGATCCTAACATTCAAATGCAAGTAAAAATGTTATCTGAAAGAATTGAAGCAAGAAAAGCACAACTAATTGCTGATATGATGGAAGAATTTATGATGGAAGAAAAGAAAATCACATCACAATTTGATAATGACCCAATTGCAAAATTAAGATCAAGAGAATTAGACCTTCAAGCACAAGAAAATTCTAGAAAACGTCAAGAAGGAGAGGAAAGAATTAACTTAGATCGTATGAGAGCGATGATGAATCAAAAAACTCAAGACGAAAAGTTAATGCAGAACGAAGATTT